CATCACAAAAAGACCTGATAATCAACGACCCTGAACACTGCAAATACGGTTTATGGAAACCCGACACAGAACAATGCATAGTCGTATGGTGCAACCAGCCCAAAGCCCAATGGGAAAACATAGGGACAAACACACAGTTCCAAATAATCGGTGGAACAACCCGCCAAAACTTCTTTACAAACGCCCAAAAAACCGACTACGGCTACGGACCACGACTCACCCTAAAAGAACACCAACTCGTACACCTCTAAAAACCTCTGACCGCCGCGCAAATTTTTTATAAACCACCCCAACAGTCCCACAACAGATAAACTAAAACGATATGAACACCACACCAAAAAATACGCCCACACCCGGAACCGAAATCCTCCAAGAAGCCTACAAAATCGTCAACCAAGACCGCCAAAACACATACGGACACCCAAAAGACGACTACACAAAAGTCATCAACATCTTCCAAACACTCACAGGAAAACAACTCACCATAAACGACGCAATACTCTTCATGGTCTCCGTCAAACTCGCAAGACTACGAACCAACCTAGACCAAGGACACCTACACCACGACACACTCCTAGACACAATCGGCTACCTCACCTGCCTCAACATGATCCACCACCACACAGAAACAGAAACAAAATGAAAAAAACATTAGACCAACAACTCGCCCAACTAAACAAAGAAATCAAACAACTAGAAAAAGAAATCAAACAACTAGAAAACACCTACAAACCAAAACCCAAAACAACCAACACACCCGTGTCAGATAAACCTAAAAAAAAGAAGGCGACACAAAAAATTATCGCATCACTCCCCACCCTGCCTGAACCGCTCTAAAAGGTTGACAGCCCCGCTTATGAACCAACTGAACATGTCCTATAACCCTTATGTTGTAAGGGTTTTGTTGTAATGCGTGTGCTTGTTCCTTTGTTGTTTGTGTTGGTTGTTTTGTATTGGTTGTTGCTTTTGTTGCATTTTGTGTTTGTTGTGCATTTTGAGGAGGTTGTTGCGTCTGTTGTGATTTCTTTTGTTGTGCTTTTTGTGTTCAAGTTGTTTGCTAAAGGTCGTTAGTTGTGCCTTATAAGAATGTTGAGGACAAGAGAGAGTGGGATCGTTGTCATCGTGAGGATACGAGGGCTAAGCGTGAGAGGCGTAGGGAGTATGAGCGTGAGCGTAAGAATCGTCAGCGTATTGCCCTGTATGAGTCGTTACCTGAGCCTGAGAGGTCTCGTAGGTTGGAGGCTAATGCGGTGCGTAGGTCTTATGGTTTGAGGTGGCGTGTTGAGAAATAGTGCTACGGGTGATACTTGACATATACTCACTACTGTTATATAGTTAGACACATGACAGCAGACGCATTACTAGGCATAGCAACAATGGCAATAGCCATGATCGTCCTACTCATAGGAGCACAATGAACTACAGATACGACATCTCACCTGATAGATACCCTTCCACTAAATGGTTGGTAATAGACACAGCGAACAACAACATGCCGTTGTCTACACATGACACAAGAGAGCAAGCACTAACAGCGTGTCGTTCAATCACACGCAAAAGAAGCACACGGGTATAACAATGATGGACATAGACATAGAAGCAGACAAGATCGTAAAGATCGCACAACTTCGCAAGACAGAGGTATGCAAAGAAGATAACGGTATTACAGACATGCAGTCATTCGTTGTGTTTCAGAAGGGCGACCTGTTTGAGTGCAGACAAAGCGGTAAAGATGGTCATCCCTTTGAGTCATTACCTGATGTGTTGAGCGACGCATACAACGATGGTTTGGATGAGTTTGACACTGTAAGTATCGTTGTAGATAGTTATGTTCGTATCAAAAAGTTAGACAGTCTCACGGGTTATCAGAGAGGTGACCTAGAGAAAGAGTATAAGAACAACCCCAATACACCTGTATCAGAAGCATTGACTGTAGCGACCTACGGGTATGAAGGAGGTAGTGCAGGTAAGTGTTCTAAATATGTTTATAACGATAACGGTCTACCCGAGTTCACTATGATTGACGATGGTGAAGCGACAATACGATCAGAGTTCGTAGACTTCGTAATGACCAAATATATTGACTTCTGCAAGAAAGGAAAAACACAATGACACAGTTCGTTACAGGTTTACTACTCGTATTAGCAGGATGGTGGCTATACCGTAAAGGTGTTCAATACGATCGTAGGCATGGCAGTAAGCGCAAATAGTGCTTACGGGTGGTTCACCAACCACGCTTTTTCCAATACCACGAACCCTTCAAGTCTGCTATCAGTATCATCGCGAGTACAGACAGCAACCCGATTACCGAAATCATAGATACAACCCACATCAGTTTCATAAACCATGTCAGCATAGACATAAATCCCCTTTCATTCCCACGAGTGTTTCGCAAGCCCCAAGTCAAAGGCTAACTGCGGATTCTCCCCGATTCGTGTATGACACGGACGGCACACAGCAATACAGTTCCCCTCATCCACCACAGAACCACCCTGTGAGCGACGGATAAGTTCGTGAATATCCTGCGACGGGCGACGCACATAAGTGACAAGCCCATCATGTTCAGCGAACACAGGACACGCAACACAATACGGGTGTTTCTTCAGCATCATCGCAACAAAGATGCGCCTATCCACATCAGCAACCAACCGCTTTGCCGACTTCTGCTTGATCGGCTTAGTTGATCGTTTGAGTGGCGACCGTTTTATCGGTTTGCGGGGCTTCACTGCTTAGCGACGATTAGTGTAAGTTGCAGTTTGTTCGTTTCGTAAACGCACACCGCACTTCAAGCATTCTTCCATCCACGGAAATGAACGGCGGAAAGCCAACGGGTGGTCGCATCCTGCCATCGCAGATTCAACCTTTTCGTTAGCGGAAACACGAAGGAACTCAGCCATAGAAATACCCAAATGTTTGGCGCATTCTTCCCACTTCTGCTTGTCTTCAGCAGTTGCACGGAACAGGACCTGTTCTTGTGCTGTGGAAGACAGATCAGTCCCGTCTTTGTCTTTCTTCTTCTTCGCAACACTTCTTGAACGCGTTGGTTCTAGGTCTCGCGCTACTTCTCCCATAGCGAACTCTAGATTGTCGTTGGTTTCGTCACTCATAGGACTTCCTCCACATATTCTTCTGCTTGTAAAACTGCGTCTCTTAGCGCTTCTGACCATTGGAACAGCAGGGTTGGAGCCCATGGGGCGTGCATCCATGAAGGGATTTCACCTTTTGATGCTTCTACTTCTGTGAATGGGAACTTTGCTGAAAGTTTCTGCTGAACGGCTGATGCTCTGTCTTGCCACAATAGTTGTTCATCTATCCACGCTTTTGCCTGATCCAACATGTGCCCGCTGGGGCTTTCTTGGGAGATGCCCAAGTAGGAGGCGATTGCTGAGACAACGGGACTCGCAGGCATCAGTACTTTGACCTCGTCCAAGTCTGTGTCAATGTCGCTGTCCCCAATGAAACGCCCAACTAGATCAACGATCTCTTCGGGCAGGCGGGCAACTATTACAGCGGATGTCGGTACTTCGGTCATATCTCTACACTACCCCATCCATCTAGATATATCATCAAAGCCCGTAAATTAGGGCATTTATGGGGTTGACAATATGACAGTACGGGTATATACTTATATATATGAAACAACTAGAAAACACTAAACAGACCAAACAGGTCGTAATGTTCGCAGGTGACATTCACGGGAACATGCAACACGCAGAGTGGGTAATCTCGCACGCACAAAAGAACGAAGTAACACACATCATCTCTGTAGGCGACTTCGGATATTGGGTACACCGTCCCTTCGGGAAGCAATTCGTGAACCGTGTAGCGAAACTCGCAGAGGAAGCACAAATCAAGTTCCTTTGGATTGACGGCAACCACGAAAACCATGATCTACTTCGTGACCTCACCGACAAGTACGGAAAGAACAACCCGATCCCAACACCTAACGAATGGTTGCAGTACATTCCTCGTGGATGTCGTTTCCAAATCGGTGAAACAACCTTCATGGGTTATGGCGGTGCGTACTCAGTTGATTGGTTAGACCGTGTAGAAGGTGACTCATGGTGGAGAGGTGAACTTATCAACCCGTTTGATGTTGATCTACTCAGCGACGAACCCGTTGACATCCTCATGACTCATGATGCACCGTACAACAATGGTGAAAAGATCACATACAAGGACGATATTCAAGTGTCTATCGCACAACGACATCTCGTCAAGGAAATTCTTGACAAGGTGACACCACAGTTTCACATCTGTGGACACCACCACACACGGGTGGATTGGATGGACGCAGACACAGAAGTAAGCGTCCTCGGTCGTGACACCATGGGTGCAGAGAGCGTACTTATCCTTGAACTAGGCGTTGATGAAAACGAACTAGCAGACAGTGTGTCATCACATTCATTCAAGTATTACGGCGAGGAGTTCAATCGTTTGTTAGAAGGGAATTACACATACTAATGCGTAAACCTAAAGAACAAATGCCCCCTGAACGCCCTACGGACGAATACGAAACAGAAGCCGATCGTCTACTCGCATACGCACAGTTTGTAGCAGATACAAAATGCGGTGCGGTAGACCTCGGTGACTTCTTCTACGAGTATTCGGGTGATATCACACTACTTATTCAAAGCAACAAGGTAATAGCACACAATATTAAAACCGAAACAGTTGTCGTAGCAAAACCACAACCACCAACAGAAGAAGAATGGGCGAACGCAATCCGATGATACTTGAAACACTTGACGAGATGCAGGAATATCTAGACACCTACTATCTCAACTCACCACTTATCGCAACACTTTCATTTGACAGAACACAAAAGTTTTATGGACCGTTTGAGAACGGCGCAGAAGCATTTGAATGGTTCACAACATATGTACCCAACGGAGTGAAAGTCTCTTGGTCGGGTCTACGCAACCCGTACATCAAGCGCACAATGAATGACTTCTATCTACCTATCCGTCTTGAAAACCAAGACCGTGAATACGACCACACAATCAGGGAGTCATAATGACATCGGCACTACTAGTAAAAGCGAACGGCGAAGTACGACACATTGACCTTCCCGTAACAGACGCACACATCATGGTTCACCACATGGTTGGTGGATGGTTTGATATCGTGCGACACCCTTCACGCAAAGACATGCACGCATATGTCCATGATGAAGGTTTACTACTCGGGCAGGAAGCGAATG